TATTCAAAGCTAGAAGTAAAGAACATTCTTTATTGGAAAAAGTAAAAGTATTGTTTGGAGCTAGAAAAGAAGTTGATATAAATGGAGAAGGCACATCTGGTTATGTTGTAAAACACGGAGCTAACAAAGGCAAAGTGTTAGGACATATAATCAGAAAATCTACAAACAACTGGTAAAAGTTGTATAAATAACTATACCACACCAAGAGAGCTTCGGCTCTCTACGAGGAGTGAGTTCCTCCACACATACTCACTCCTCACTTAATCTCAAAATTTTTGGTACAGGCGGATTGAATCGAACAATCGTCTTCTATTCCACAAACAGACGTTCTACCATTGAACTACGCCTGCTTATTTAATGAATATACGTGTAAACTAATCCGATAATTGTTACAGTTGCTAGTACAACATTTGTTGTTATAAGGGCGGCTTCTTTCCACATAAAAGAAACGATTAACCAAGTGAAGCCACCCAATAGATTAACAATAGGACCATAAGGATAAATGTTTAAAGAATTAAGAGCGGCACCAACAATAAGAAATCCTGTTGCCACCCATTTTAATATTTGATCTATTTTCATCTTTTGTATATAGAAAAAGTATCAGCCCAACCCATTAGTACATAACTTGGATCTCTACGATAACCTGGCTTTGATGTGCCTCTATATCGGTATCTGATATTCATAGCATTTTTATTATTACTTACTTCTTTAAAATATTTAAGATATTTTATCGGAATGCCTTTGGCAATAGAAACTTCTTTACCCCAAGGATCTGTTAAATATTTTGATAAAAGAGGATTGACTATTCTCTCAAAAATCTTTTTTCTTCTATTCATAATATCTCCTATTTTAAATATAAAGGTCCTGTCCATTGAATTGGATAGTTACCTTTTAGTACATTACCTCTTGGTGAGTTTAAAGCAGGAGCATTCCAACCAGCAGCTTTTAATATATCACCTTTTTTAAAATGTTTAAAGTCTTCTTTAGCAATAAAACAAAAAACACCAGTATCGTGTACAACCTTAATGTATTTTTTACCTTGTGTAACTTTTGTTTTATTATCCCAATTGTCAACTTGTTCTTTACTCCAACCAGTAAGTTCTTTGCCACCTAATGTAGAATATCTTACATAGTCTTGTTTAGCACCAGCAATTAAATTTTTAATTCCTTCTTCTAGTGTGTTAGCAGTTTTTTCAACTTTTATCATTATTGTACCTCCAACATAGTCATTGGTACTCTATAAATCTTACCATATAAATCTACTAAACATTTACTATTCATAATTTTAGTAATCACACCTGGAGTTTTTTTAGTTTTTTGTACTACAAAAACTTTAGTACCAACTTTCATTTCATCTTTAACTTTATTTTTAATTAAAGTATCAATCATAGATTTTACATTATTTAATTGAGTGATACTCATTTTATTTAATGTTTCGATATTCATAGTTTATTGTCCTTTTTTGTTCATAGTTAATATAGTCATTGTAAGGGAAATAATCATAATTGTCAAGCAAATAAAAAATGATGTCCAATTTTCATTACCGATACAAGCACCACCACAATCTTCTATAGAGCCAACGGCAAATATAGCAGATAAAATAGTTAATATACCGAAAAAAGTAGTCATATTACAATACCTCACATACATTGTAATCGTCAATACCTAACATTTCAACGTTTTGAACGGCTAAAATATCTTTTTCAGCAGTATCTTTGTTGATTTGACCGTTATTGTACTTAACAATAATAGCATCAACAGCTTTTTCAGCTTCTTCATAAGCCCAATCTTTAACTTTCATAGTGTTTTCTCCTTTGTTAATCATTTATATACTAAATATACAGGAAAATTTTACGTTTGTAAAGCAAAAAAACCCGAAAAAACCCAAAAAAAGTAAAAAAAATGATAAAAAAACCCTTGTTTTTCAACATCTTATTGATTTTTTTGTTCTTATTTTGTTCTAATTGTTCAAAAACACTAGAAAATTGTACAATTAAGCCAGATTTACAAAAAATTGGTGAAGAAATTAGCGAATCAGTCGAATCAAAAAGGGAAATAAACGTAAATAATATGAAATCTGCTCAAGCAACTTGTAAATTTTGAAATAAATAGAAGAAAAAAGGTAAATATGGAATATTGTCTAAATTGCGGTCATCAATGTCACTGTGGAAACCCTTGTTTACAAGATGTGGTAAGTGAATTTAACGAAAAGTATCAAATTGAATGTTGTAAAAGTTGCCGACACGAAGAAAAGCCAAAAGTTGACTCAATGGACTACGATTCCTTCAACGGAGCATAAAAAATGGCAGGCGTAAAGCAACGAGGAGTACAATCTATCAATAATAAAAGATATTATAAAGGTGAAGAAGTAAAACCAGTCAGATATTACTATAAAGGTACTAAAAGTATTATGACAGGTGCTGTAAATGATGAAATTATACGATATCCTGACGGTAGACCAATTCCATTTAAAAGTATAGGTTAGTATGCCTGGTATTAGTAGAGATAATGATACAGCAGGTGGTGATCTAATACCTAGTCAAACAACAGTAAAAGTTAATAGTCAAAAAGTGATTGTTCACAAAGACGGAGTTGCTGGACACGGTATCTATCCTCATATACCTCAAACAATTTCAGCCACATTACAAGCAACAGTAAAAATAGGCGGTAAGTTAATTGTTATTAAAGGCGATCCAGCAGATATATGTGGTGAACCTGCTACTGGTTCTAGTAATGTATCTATTGGTAAATAACGTATAAATATTACTGTTATGGCAAACTATGATGCTTCATCTACGAATAAAAGTAAAAGATCAGTTAGAATTTTTAGCGATTTAGATTTAGATTTTACTAGAAATAACGTTACAAACGATATTGACAAAGTCGAAGATGTGGCTGCTGTTAAAAGAAGTGTTAAAAATTTAATACAAACTAACTTTTATGAAAGACCATTTCATCCTGAAATTGGAAGTGGTATTCGACAGTTATTATTTGAACCAGCAACACCATTAACTAAAACTTTTTTAAAAAGAAAGATAGAAGAAGTATTAGCAAATTTTGAACCAAGAGCATCCATAGAACAAATTACTATTGATGATGACTTTGAAAGAAATAGATTAAAAGTGTCTTTATATTTTTATGTTGTCAATACTTTAGAACCTGTGGTGGTAACAACTTACTTAGAGAGATTAAGATAATATGGCAAGTAATAAATTTAAAATATCTGATTTAGATTTTGACCAAATAAAATCAAATTTAAAAACTTTTTTACAATCACAACCTGAATTCCAAGATTATAATTTTGAAGGTTCTGGTTTAAGTATTCTTTTAGATTTACTTGCTTACAATACACACTACTTAGGTTTCAATGCTAATATGTTGGCAAACGAAATGTACCTAGACAGTGCCGACATAAGAAAAAATATTGTATCATTAGCAAAAATGTTAGGCTATACTCCTACATCTGCTAAATCGCCTGTGGCATCTATTAATATAAAAATTAATAATGGAACAGGTACTTCTATTACAATGGCAAAAGGAACCGTGTTTACAACTTCCGTAAGTGGTACATCTTATCAGTTTGTAACTAATGCTACTCACACAACAACACCTGTAGATGGTGTTTATCAATTTTCAAGTATACCGATTTACGAAGGTACATTAGCAACTTTTAGATATACAAAAAATTCTTCCGATCCTGACCAAAGATTTATTATTCCTAATAGTCGTGTTGATACATCTACTTTAAAAGTACAAGTACAAAATTCTTCCGTAGATACAACTACAACAACATACACAAAAGCTGTTGGACTAACTGAACTTGGTTCTACTTCAAAGGTTTATTTTTTACAAGAAGTAGAAGATAATAAATTTGAAATTACTTTTGGTGACGGAATATTAGGTCAATCTTTATCTGATGGCAATATTATAATTTTAGAATATGTAATTACAAATCAAACTGAGGCAAATAATGCTTCAACTTTTTCTTTATCAGGTAATATAGATGGATTTAGTAACGTAACAATTACTACAGTTTCAAATGCTCAAGGTGGTGCTGAACCTCAAACAAAAGAATCCATACGATACAACGCACCTTTACAATATGCTAGACAAGATCGTGCTGTTACAACAACAGATTATGAAACACTTGTAAAAGAATTATATCCAAATGCTCAATCAGTTTCAGCGTGGGGTGGTGAAGATGATGAAAATCCAGTTTACGGTTCTGTAAAAATTGCTATTAAGGCAGCTTCTGGTTCCACTTTAACGAACACAACAAAAGAAAGTATCATAACGCAATTAAGAAAATTTAACGTTGCTTCTGTAAGACCAGAAATTGTTGATCCAGAAACAACTTCTATTCTTTTAACATCAACAGTTAAGTTTGATGAAAACTCTACAACAAAATCTGCTGCTACTTTAAAGTCACAAATTTTAACTGCTTTAACTAATTACAATACAGCAAACTTAGAAAGATTTGATAAAATTTTTAGATATTCAAAAATTGTAGAATTAATTGATGATGTTGATACAAGTATATTATCAAACATTACAACAATTAAAATAAGAAAAACACTTGTACCTATTTTTAATACATCAAGTCGTTATAACATTTATTTTAGAAATGCGATTTACAATCCACATTCAGAACATAAATCTGCTATGGGGGGTGTTATAGTTACTTCTGGATTTAGAATTTTAGGTGATTCTAATAATAGAGTTTATTACTTAGATGATGATGGTATCGGAAATATAAGAAGATATTATTTAACAGGTTCTACTCGTAACTATGTTAACAACACACAAGGAACAGTTAATTATGCTACAGGACAAATTGTAGTTTCATCTTTAAATATATCTGCTGTAGAAAATATTAGAGGTGCCGCTTCTTCGGTAATAGAAATTACAACTGAACCAAATTCAAATGACATAGTTCCTGTTAGAGATCAAATTATATCTATTGATACATCAAACTCATCTATAACAGTAGAGGCTGATACTTTTGTTGGAGGTTCTGCTGACGCAGGAGTAGGTTACACAACAACATCTAGTTACAATTAAAAGCTATGGCAAGTTTTAAGGATAAAATATCCAATCTTATAAACAGTCAGGCTCCTGAATTTGTTTTAGAGCAACATCCTAAATTTTTAGAATTTGTAAAAACTTATTATAGTTTTATGGAATCTGCTGAAATGGCAGTTACGTCTGTACAAACAACAGATGGTATTCAATTAGAAACAGAAACAGCACAAAATAATGAATTAGTTTTAGACGGTTCTCGTTTAGATACAGATAGAACACAATTAGATGCTGGCGATAAAATACTTTTAGAAAGTTCTTTCTATGGTAAATTTACCAGAGGTGAAACTGTTACAGGACAAACTTCAAAAGCTACTGCTACTATTTTAACCGAAGATTTAGATAATGGACGATTGTTTATTTCAGCACAAGATAAATTTATTATTGGTGAAACAATTTTAGGTGCTTCATCAAATGCGAGTGCGATTGTAAATAATTATAAACCAAATCCTGTAACTAACATACAAGAGTTATTAAACTTTAGAGATCCTGATAAAGTTATTTCAAACTTTCTAACAAAATTTAGAAATGAGTTTTTAAATACACTACCTGAAACCCTTGTTAGTGGTTTAAATAAAAGAACATTAATTAAAAATGTAAAATCACTTTATAAAGCAAAAGGTACTAATAGAGGACACGAAGTATTTTTTAAACTTCTTTTTGGATTACAATCAGAAA